ACATACGGCATTGGAGCGCCTAAGCTGGCCCGTGAGACGGGTATGAGTGTTAAGGAGGCTAAGACCCTACTGGAAGCCTTCTGGTCCCGTAACTGGTCTGTAGAGGCTGTAGCTAAGTCTCTGCGTACTCGTGAGCTGTCTAACTCTATGTGGCTGTACAACCCAGTATCTAAGTTCTGGTATGCACTGCGTAGTGACAAAGACAGGTTCTCTACCCTGAACCAAGGCACAGGTGTCTTCTGCTTTGATACTTGGGTTGCTATCTGTCGTAAGAATGGCATCAAGACCATTGGACAGTTCCACGACGAGATTGTTGCCCTTGTAGAAGAGGGTAAGCAAGAAGAGGTGCAAGCTATAATGCACGGTGCTGCAATCAAACTGAACGAAAAGGTAAAGCTGAACGTCCCTCTGGGGTGTGACGCACAGTTTGGTAAGACTTATGGTGAGATACACTAGCCATTGTGAGTCTTATCTGCAACACACATAAACATAGTGCGTCCCCTTAGCAAAATATCGCTTTGGGGCTGCATAAAATCCCTGAAAAAGTACTTATACTATTATACAGACCTATAGAAAAGGAAACCCGACTGATGGCTAAATACACTATGGAAATGGTACTTGAGTATGCCAAGATTTTCCCTGAGAACGCAGACATGGGAAGCCCTGACGGTTCCAAAGCTGCTAAGGCAATCCACGACAAGGGCGGTCAGTACATCGTCAATGCCTACTTCACCTCTGAGGATCAGATCGAACAGTTGCTGAAGGATGGCATGAACCCTGCACCAATGAACTCACCTCGTGTTATTGAAGGTAATGCAGAATTTGGCATTGGTAAGTTTATGAAGCTCAAGCGTCCAGTGCCTGACAACATCAAGACCTTCGAGAACAAGAACGGACCAGTTGACGTTAACTACGGTGGTCCTGTTGGTGTTGTTAACCTGACTAAAGGCGTCGAGAACAAGTCTTGGTGGTCTATTCAAGAGGATGGCCTGATTGGCAATGGCACAAAGGCTATGGTCCAGTTCGAGATGTACGCAGATGGTTCTGGTCTACGCCTTGTTAACGTGGGTATCACAGAGCATGTGCCTTACGAAAATAGCAACAGCAACTATGACGCAGCAGCAGATGAAATGTTTAAGGTAGCTTAACTATGAAATTCACATTTATCGCAGAGTTTAGTGGGGAAGACGGTGACGGCTTCGATGGAGTAATGACTTATACTCGTGATGAAGTGGAAAGCCTTACTGAAGTATCCCAGTTCTTGTCTGATGCCATTCGGGGTGCAGGTTTCTCCTACGTTGAAGATGTAGGGTTCCGTTACGAAGATGGTGAAGAAATCTGGGGTGGCTTCTAATGGACAATGGCAAAGGTAAAGTACTAATTGATGGTGACATTGTAGCGTATCGTGCTGCCTTTGCTACTCAAGACCAGTCTCCAGAGGATGCGGTGGCTAAGGTGGATGAGCTTATGTCTTTTATCATTGATAAGACTATTGACATCCCCTTTCCATCCGCTGAAGACTTCAACACCTACCTGACTGGTAGAGAGAACTTTCGGTTTGACATAGCGAAGAGCCACCCATACAAAGGTAATCGCAAGGAAACTGAAAAGCCTATCTACCTGTATCACTGTCGTGAGTATATGATCGACAGCTACAGCGCAGTAGTAAGCCAAGGGGAGGAGGCTGACGACCTCATCTCTAAGGCCGCTGCTGAGTTAGGTTATAATTGTGTTGTTGCCTCTATTGACAAGGACATGTTGCAGTTACCTTGTTGGCACTTTAACTTTGGTCGTAACGAGTGGACTAAGGTTACCCCAGAGGAAGGACTAAAGTTCTTCTACACTCAAATCCTGACTGGTGATCGTGCTGACAACATTATCGGTCTTTATGGCATTGGCCCTAAGAAAGCTGACAAGCTGTTACAAGATTGCAACACAGAAGATGACCTGTGGTCTGCTGTAGTTAAAGCGTATGAAGGTGACACAGACCGTGTTATTGAGAACGCTAGGTTGCTTTGGTTGCGTAGGTTTGAGGGAGAGCTGTGGTGTCCACCAGAAACGCAATAAAGAATGGCTACAGGTCAGGTCTTGAAGTTAAGGTATCTGAGCAACTAACAAAGGCGGGTGTTAAGTTTGAGTATGAGAAGCTAAAGATCAAGTACTCTGTCAACGAAGTAAGAACCTACACGCCCGACTTTGTTATTTTAAGCAACGGTATTATAGTTGAGACCAAGGGTAGGTTTGTGGCTGCTGATCGTAAGAAGCACCTACTGATACAGAAGCAAGAACCTTTGCTAGATATTAGGTTCGTCTTCTCTAACTCTAGAGCAAAGATAAATAAAGGTTCGCCCACAAGTTATGCTGACTGGTGTGACAAGCACGGGTTCATGTGGGCGGACAAATTCATCCCAGAGGAGTGGTTAAATGAAACTACTTAATGCTGTTGACAGCAAAGCTGGAGAAAAGGGTACGCCCTACACACCAAAGGAAATTGATGCCCATGAGTATTCAGAGCGTATTTGGGCAACTATTGCTGAGTGCAAGCGAGAAGCTCAGGAACTTAGCCGAAAGACTTGGGACGAAGGTTACTGGGCAGGGGTCCACGATAGGTGCCTTAAGTAGTGGGGTTCTCATATGGGATGTAATCGACGGACCTTACTTACGAGAAGAGTTCGACGAAGACATCTTGTATGAGGATGGTATCCCAGAATACCTAAACGCAATGTTAGTGGTTAAAATAGAAGAAGACGGTAAGGTAGGCAATGTTAACTTCTGGTATGAAACAGAGGAAGAGGCTATGGAAATAAAGCAGTACTTTAATAGCAACATAAAACCACTAGAGGTGATATAGTGACAGGTAAGACAGTAGTAGTCCTGAGTTGTGGACACAGTGATCCTTCGGTCCCTAACGACCGTTACTCTTGGCTAGGGGACTTCCTATATGACCTAAAACCTGATTATGTTGTAGACTTGGGTGATGGCGCTGATATGCGGTCGTTAAATACATTCGACACTCGTTCCCCTTCTGCAATCGTATCTCAGTCCTATCAGAAGGACGTAGAACATTATAATGACGCTATGGAGCGTATGCGCTGGAAGTTCCGACACCACAAGCGTAAGCGTCCTTTCTACATAGGGTTTGAGGGTAACCATGAGCAAAGGATCAAAAAAGCGATCTCACACGACCCACGACTGGAGGGATCAAAGTACGGGATTTCCTTTGGGCATCTTCAGACGGACCATTGGTTTGACGAGTACCACGAGTACACTAATTCCGCCCCAGCCCTCGTTAATTATGATGGTATCATCTACGGTCATTACGTTGCTAGTGGTAATTATGGTACTGCTATGTCAACTAAGCATCATGGCTATTCTCTTGTGGAAAAGCTGGCCTGTAGTGCTACTGTCGGTCATACTCATAAATTCAATTATTACTATAAAGGTGATGCACGTCCTAATGCGCTACATGGCCTTGTGGTTGGCTGCTTCAAGGGCGCGGCGGAAGGCTGGGCAGGACAAGCAAACCAAGAGTGGCGTAAGGGTCTGGTGGTCAAACGTGAAGTATCGAATGGTAACTATGATCTTGAGTGGATTTCGTTGGGGAGGTTAGAACGAGAGTATGGGAAAACGTAGTAGTTTCGAGAGAATAGACCGCGACTACTACCCAACACCAATAGAAGCTGTTAAGCCTCTGATCGACCACTTGCCGTACAGCTTTGACTACATTGAGCCTTGTGCTGGGGATGGTCGTCTGATAAACCACATATCAGAGTTGACAGAGGGTCACGGTGAATGTCTGTTTGCTTCTGACATAGAACCAAGGGCGGAAGGTATCTACGGGAGTGACGCCTTAAACCTTGACTTCGGGGAGTATGGTGTTGTAGACTTCTGTATTACTAACCCACCTTGGGACAGGAGCTTCTTGCACCCCTTCTTAGAGCATTACATAAACATAGCCCCCACTTGGTTGTTGTTCGATGCAGATTGGATGCACACTAAGCAATCGGCTCTGTACATGACCTATTGCACTAAGATCGTCTCTGTTGGTAGGGTAAAGTGGATTGAGGGTAGCAAGGGTGTTGGTAAAGATAACTGTGCGTGGTACTTGTTTGATGGTTTGAAGTTAGGGCCAACAGAGTTCTACGGAAGGACAATATGAAAGAGGAGACGTATGAATGGTACTAGACGCAGAACAGGTTGATATGTGGGTCTGGTGGGACGAAGCAGGACCAACCCCAGAGCCTGACAAGACGACTACTATGGACAAAGTTCGAGAGTTTGCTGAGGTGATGGGACAGAAGCCTGACCCTGAGCTGTCTGCTACCTTGGTTCGAGAAGAGTTTTTTGAGTGGACCAACGAGCGTTATCTACATAACCATCAGAACTTGTCCAATCACAAAGACGAACTCAAGGAACTCTCTGATCTTGTCTATGTGATCTATGGCTATGCTAATTCCCGTGGGTGGAACTTGGATGAGGCTATCAAGCGGGTGCATGAGAACAACATTGGTCGGTGCGTTCAACCAGATGGAACTATCAAGCGTAGGGCAGACGGTAAGATTCTCAAGAACCCAGACTTCCCCGCTGTAGTTTTGGACGACCTAGTATGAGTTGGAACAATGTAATCCCTGCATGGATACTAGCTGCTGATAGTATTATTCACCAATACCACAAAGGGGAACTTGACTACGACATTGCTAAGGCTAAGTTGATAGACCTTAGGGTGCCTGATAAGATGGTTAAAAGACTCGACATCAACAACAACCCGAAAGAGTAATAATGAACATCTTTAGTAGGTACTTGCGTTACCTGAAGACATGGCGTAAGCACCGTGAGGCTATCAAGCAACTAAACAGACTCACAGATAGCGAACTGAAAGACATTGGCATTAACCGTTGCGACATTGACGCTATGGTTTGGCTAGAAGAAGATAAACAACAACGTGGAAAGAGCAATAAATGAATAACTACCTCCCTACTGATTACCAAGCGTTTATCCACACCTCTCGTTATGCACGATGGCTGGAGAAAGAAGGACGCCGCGAGACTTGGGCTGAGACTGTCGGACGCTATGTAGAAAATCTAGTGACCCCCCGTGTGACTGACGACACTATTGTGAACGAGATTGAACAAGCTATCCTTGGCCTAGAGCTTATGCCTAGTATGCGGGCTGTAATGACCGCTGGGGTAGCACTAGATCGTGACAACACAGCAGGCTACAACTGTTCCTACATGCCTGTAGACGATCCTAAGTCCTTTGACGAGGCCATGTTCATCCTTCTCTGTGGTACAGGCGTAGGGTTCTCTGTAGAGCGTCAGTTCGTAAGCAAGCTGCCAGATGTGCCAGATCAGATGTTCAACTCCTCTACTACTGTTGTTGTAAAGGACAGCAAAGAGGGTTGGGCTAAGGCACTGCGTCAGGTTATCGCATTGCTGTACTCTGGTGAAATCCCAAAGTGGGATGTGTCACTTGTTCGTCCTGCTGGTGCAAAGCTGAAGACCTTCGGTGGTCGTGCATCAGGTCCAGCACCACTGGTTGACTTGTTCAACTTTGTTATTCGTATCTTTGCTGCTGCTAAGGGTCGTAAGCTCTCTAGCGTCGAGTGCCACGACATCATGTGTAAGATTGGTGAAGTGGTTGTCGTTGGTGGTGTGCGCCGGTCAGCCATGATCTCACTGAGCAACCTATCTGACACACGCATGGCACATGCCAAGTCGGGCAGTTGGTGGGAGAATGAGCCTCAGAGAGCCTTGGCTAACAACTCAGCCTGTTACACAGAGAAGCCTGACATGGAGACCTTCTTGCGTGAGTGGCTGGCTCTTGTGGAGTCCAAGTCTGGTGAGCGCGGTATCTTTAGCCGTGTAGCAGCCGAAGCCCATGTCGCTAAGAACGGCAGACGCGAGACAGGATATGCTTGGGGAACCAACCCATGCAGTGAGATCATCCTAAGAAACGCACAGTTCTGCAACCTGACTGAAGTTGTTGTCAGGGAGACAGATGATCTTGAGACACTCAAACGTAAAGTCAGACTGGCAACTATCCTTGGAACAGCCCAGTCCACCTTTACCCACATGCCTTACTTGCGTCCTATCTGGACTAAGAACACAGCATCTGAGCGTCTTCTTGGTGTGTCTTTAACAGGCATCATGGATCATCCTGTGCTTGGCAAGAACGTAGACAGTGCTAAGTGGCTTGCGGAGATGAAGCAGGTAGCCATCGACACTAACGCTGAGTATGCAGAGCGTCTTGGCATCGAGGTGTCTGCTGCCATCACCTGTGTCAAACCTTCTGGGACAGTAAGTCAGTTAGTAGACAGTGCCAGCGGCATCCATGCACGGCACTCTGACTACTACATCAGGACAGTTCGAGGCGACAACAAAGACCCTCTCACGCAGTTCCTAAAGGACGCAGGGATACCAGCC